CCGTCTCACCTTCAAGGAGACCCTTCACGTCCGGTAGGCCCAGCTTCTCGGCAAGCTCCGCTTCCGTCAACGGGGTCTGCTCCATACATTCCCGGATGGTGCCGCCGGGCGGAGTGCACCAATCAGGATCGAAGCTCGCTACTTCTTCGAGCGAGACCTCTCCCGCTACACCCTGTTCTTTGAGGGCCGCTCGGAAGTACGCCAATCCCTCTTCACGCATTTCCTCGCTGTTGACGATGGGAGCGCGTTTTCGCTGTGTGGTGAACCACCCCTTAGCGGGCTCGTAACTGCCGTACCGATAAAGGGGTTGGTCCGTGTACTCGATCCGAATACGGACCCCCCTCGGAGCGTTGATCTCCGAGGGCGTCACGGTTGAGCCTCAGTTTGAATACTGGCTGTGCTTGATCCGAATGGCGTCAAATAACTCATCACGAAGGGTCTTAGACACCACTCCGTCGATTCGCTTTCGCTCGTTTCGATACCAATTGTTCAGTTCATTCTTGGAAGTGAGGGTCCCTAGTTCAGCGAGGAGCCGGACCTTTTCGTCCGCTTCAGTGAAGAGCCTGGGGGTCTCGACGAACTTCTGAGCTTCAGAGCTACGATCTTCGGCCGGCATCTCCGCCACCTGCTGAGCCACGGTCCCCGCCTGCTGGGCAAGGTCGAGCGCTTGGTTGACGGTCGCCCGAGCTTTGAGGGCCGCCTCCGGGTTGTTGGCGAAGTAGCTGTCGAACGTCAACGTGAAGGCGTTGAAGGCCGTCATGAAGATGTCCAGCTGAGCTTCGGTTTGCAAGTGGGGAACGTGGGTGCGGATGAGAGCCAGCATATCGTTGACGGGAGCTTGAGCGGTTTTCTCTGCGGCGGCTTGACGAGCCATTTCTCGGAGACCTTCGATGTCGAGATCAGGGAAGGCGTCCTTCAAAAATTCCTCTCCCCGAGGCTGCCCGACCAGCATCAACGCCAAGCTGTCGCGTGCTTGACGGTAAGCCTCTTCGCCCTGTTGGGCTCGAAGCGTCTCCAAGTTCTTCAGGATCTCGTCTCGGGAGGCTTGCATTAGGACCTTCGGGTAGTGGCGCGATCTGCCAAGTCTTGACGGAACTTGTCGGCGAGTTGATTGGACTGGCTTACACCAGCTTGCTGAAGGTGGTGTCGAGCAATTCCGCTAATAAGCGCAGGAGCGGTCACGGGGTTGGATAGGATGCCCCAACAGGGCTGGCAATACAGGTACTCGGCGAGGGGCTCGGACAGCAGCTTCTGCTCCGCCTCGGTGAGCACGATGATGTGCATGTTTTCCCGCTTCTTGTCGGCCCCGCAAACCAGACAGTTAGGCATGGATCATCTCCTGAATAGCGCTCGCACAGTCTTCCAGCTCCAGCTCGCCGTTAGTGATCCGCTCCCCGTAGAGGACCGCTCCTGAAAGCGGGATGCGGAAATGACGGAGGTGGTGCTGGTTGAGGGTCTCCGTCTCCTTTGGGGTGAGGGCTTCAAAGAGTTCTCGCTTGGCCAGCATGCCGGGACCAAGGACGTGGGGGTGGCAATCGCTGGGGTTGCCGACCGAGTAGGTGATCCGACAGGCGAACGGACGGTCCTCGTAGGCCCGACAGGTGCCCTTAGAATCGAGCAGGGGGCAGGCGATGAGGCTGAGGGTCCAGACCTCGGAAGCGAGCCCACGGGTCATGTCAGAGTGCCTCTGGAAGGCGTCTCGGAGTTGCCGGGACCAGAGCCCCTTTTCCTTGAGGCCCTGGTAGAGCGCGATGCCCTCCAGCAGCGTAAGGAACACAGGGTAGTAGCAGCAGTGGCTGCAACCCTTGCGGCAGGTGATCTCAGCCCCAATATCGGAAAGCCGGCTACGGAGCTGCAACTCATAGCTCTGAGCTAACTCGGCTCGGGAGGACTTGGTTTCGGCGACCGACCTCTGCACCAGCAGAGGCAGCCTAGTCTTCATCTTCATCTAAGATGTCGGAATTCAACAAACGATCAAGCGAGCTGAGGGGCCCCCTCACTTTGACGGGATCCTGAGCCCGCGCTTTACGACGATTCAGCGTTCCAAACGCTTTCGTGATCGTAATACGGCTTCGAGTGTCATCCTGATGGACGCCCACCAATATCTCCCCGACCCGCAGACGCAGCTTGGGGTTGAAGAAAATAGCACCGTTGGCTCGCAAGAAGTCGCTCGGGACCCAATCCTCCATGGGACTGAGCCCGACGTTTCCGCGTGCGACTGACTTTAGAGGGCCGCCCCGGGTCGTGCCACAGATGGCGAACGGCCATTGCGCGGGCGGATGATAGAGAACCCGCAGCTCCGGGGTATCCCCCAGTTCGAGGTCGTCAGGCACCTCTAACTTGCGGTTGTCGAAGGCCACGAGCTGACAAGTACGGAAGCTGTCGGAATGGCCGATGACCTTCCAACGAGCTTCTTGATACAGGACGATGTCACCAACCTTCATGCGTCCCTTCGATACCCCAGTAAGCGGTCTCGCACCCACGTTGGATCGAGACCAAAATGAACTTCTTGCCGAGGAGAAGGCCCTCGAAGCTCAGTAGCCTTTGACTATTTGCCAAGACCGCTGAGCTTCATCCCGGAAGGGCTCAGTTGGGCGAGTCGAAAGGACACTCACCGATTTCCGACTCCCCGATACCCAATTCTTGGAGCGAATTGTCAGTAGCCGAGGTGCTGGAAATCGAAGCCGTTGCGTCCGGTGTCGTGGTTGGTGGGTCGCCAGCCACTGGCGCCGCTTCAGCTTTCACTTCCGCTTGAGTCACTTCGGACTGCGATGCGGTTGTGAGAACTTCAGCTTCACCAGTGTCCGTGCTAGCGACCCCTTCGGCTTTTCCCGACGTCTTGCCTCCCTTGGCCTTCTTGGCAGCCTTAGCCTTGGGGGCTGCTTTCGCAGCCGCCTTGACCTTGGGAGCCGCCTTAGCGACGGGCGCTTTGGCTTTCGGCGTGATCTTGCCGGACTTCCACTGCGCCGTCAGCTCGACGTAGTTCTTCGGGCTCTTGACCGAGTACTCACCACGGTTGCCACGCTTGAACACTTCTTCGTTGTCGGACAGCGTGTACGAGATGTACGACTGCTTGTTGGAAGCCCCAGGCTCCCAACCTCGCTCCGTCAGACGAGCGAGAATGTCGCCGGCCTTCAGGGTCTCAGTGCCCATCACGATCGCCACAGCTTCGACCAGCTTCGGGCGGAGACCGTCCGCTACCGCACGACGACCAGCGGCAATCGCATTCGCGGGAGCACCCTTGGCCTTCGCCGCTTTGGCGGGCTTGGCAGCCTTGGCCTTCGCCGCTTTGGGCTCTTTCGCCTTGGCGACTGCTTTGACCTTCGGGGCCTTCGCCGCTTTGGGCTCCTTCACCTTGGCGACTGCTTTGACCTTCGGGGCCTTGGCTTGCACAGGCTTGCTGACCGCCAATGCAGTGGTAGTGGCAACAGGAGCCGCTGGCAGCGCCTTGAGGGCTGCTTTCTTGACCTTCTGCGCGATCGGCAACGCCTTCGCAGCAGCATGACCATTGCCGTGTCCGTTGCTGTGGCCATTGCTATGACCGTTCAGGGATGCGGCAGCAGTGATCGAAGGAAGGGTGAGACCTCCATTTCGTTCCACCACATCGAGCTGTTCGTATCCGGATGCCAGAGTTTTGAGCGCATCGCTCATCAGAAGCCAATTCGACGGCTTGGATGGCTGTTGTGTTTTCATAGGGTGTTTCCTTTACATGTATCAGGGGGACCCTTGTTAGGGGTCACGACTCTCTAATTACACGTACCCATCTCCAGGGTCAAGGTCAAGTCGGGTCCAACCCTAAAAATAGTTTGAGGACTCGACCCTGTTTGGGGGTCAGTTCACCCTGCTTGATGTTGCCGTAGAAGCACTGTCGAACCTGAAAACAGGTGGCCGCCACATCAGGCCCGGCCTTCAGGCCCTCGCAGCTATCACACCTTGGAGTGCCGAAATTCACCTTGAATCGCGCACGAGCGGCTTCCGCTACTGACTCTTTGGCCAGTTCCACCAGCTGTCGGGAGACCTCCCACGCCTTCCCCGGATCCCCGCCCTGGAAGGCTCTCGTCAGCTTTTCTTCGAGAGCTTCTATTTCTCGCGGATGGGGAACTCTCTCTGAATGTCGGCCTCCCCAATGATGCCCAGGCGTTTTAGCGCTTGGGCCGAGTTCCCCGTAGCGAGGGCGTTCCGGATTGCTGAGGCTCTGCTGTCCTTCGCCAACTCCGCTTGAGCGATGGCTCGGCTCGCCAGGCGCTCCCAATCGGCCGGAGAGGTTGCCTTCTTGGGGGGCTTCGTCAGGAGTCTCGTTTTTGCCATTCACGTGCCTTCGTACTCTTTCACTAGGTCGGCGTGGATTTCCGCCTCAACCTTCCGGATATTTTCTTCGGAATCGCCGCTCAAAACAACCAACAGCCTGATAAAGCCCTCCCGCAGGATCGCGTTCTGCTGAGCTAGCGTCTGACAGTCGTCCACCAAAGCGGCCAGCAGCTTCTGCGTGTCCTCGTCGGCCGTCACGTTTGCCGGAAGAGCATCGATAACGCCTCGAATGTTCTTCTGAAGGTCGGGGATCGCGGTCGACAGCTTCGACAAATCCAAGAGGGCCTTCTTGGCCTCTTGGTTGCGGCTGATTCGGCGAAGGGACCGGCTCATTGAGCGAAGGGAGGCTGACCCCGGAACTGAGTGTAGAACGGGATCGTCCCCTGATTGATTTCCTTCTGGAGCTGGTCCCCTTCGTTGATGGTCGGGTGCAGCAACGTCGTGGTGGCCAGGTTTCTCAGGTACTCGTTCGACGTCACCTTGAACAGGTCGTCCTTGGCCCGCTGGCTACGCTGAAGGGAGTGGATGACCTGATACTCTTCCATCGTGTCGAGCATGCAGATCCCGCCCTGGCCGTTTGCGTCCACCACACCGTCGACCCACACGTTGTTCACGCGGTTGAGGTCGCACAGCGATGGCAAAGCCGGCATGTGATCTTGAACGCCACAGCCGCACGAACAAGGGCTGCCGTTACAAGTGCAAGCCGAAATAGGTCGTACCGAAACGTCCGGTACCCCCATGGAGGAACCGCTGGAGCACGAACAAGGAGTGGAGTTACAACCGCAAGAGGCCATGCGAACCATCTTTCTAGCTGTTTTGCAGCCAATCTACGCGGAACAGCAACACTTTATCAGGTTCGCTGTCGAGAGCCACTCGCGTCCGGCAGTAAAGATGGGGTTTACGCTTACGCAGCTCCTGACTTTGGATGGCCGCCGCCACGTTGGGGCGGATTAGCGGGCGGATCCCTTCTTCGAGCGCTTTCACGAAGGCGTTGCTGTCAGCAGTTTCGACAGCTCCCGCAATTTCCTCGTCCGTGAGATCGGCCGAGTCTTCATCAGCGGGTATCCATTGGGGGTCTAGCATGGCAGCTCCTTAGCGGAGGACGGGTAGTGTTCGAGCCGTATTGCGCTTCTTGGGCGACAAACTCTTGTCAGCAGCGTAGCAGTACTGACACCCAAAGGTACAGCTCTCGTTGATCGTGAAAGGGTCAACTGCAAAGCCGCAACCACAAGTGTCGCATTCCGAGCCCGGCAAAGAGAAATCCTCTGGAGGGGCACAAACACCTAGCGAGAGATTTGGATGCTGAAAATTTGGACTTAAGATCGAACGATCGTCCGCACACAGCTCAACCTTGATGCCGTGCGAATCGTCAGCAAAACGCTTCAGCAATTCAAGCTTGGTTTCTGCCGTACGGGGTTCGGCCATCAAGTCGTTGTTCTGCAAGAACGACACGAACACCTTCTGGACACCCCCGTAGGACGCTATCTTGGCGATGGCCCTAAAGCGCTTCACGACGTCGAACAGCTCTTCCGGAGGCAGCAAAGGAACCGGAGAGAAACGCCAGTACACGTTCTCGGGCCCAAAGTGCTGGGCTGCTTTCCTAAGTTCATTAGCCGCCGCGTAGAGGCCGGGGCAGCCCTTCTCAACTTCCGCCCATCCCGTGACGGTCACGTGAACCTTCACCCGGTAGTCCTGTAGCCGGGGCTCAGCCATCAGGTTGGTGGGGTCCTTGGTCCAAAACATGAGGCCAAGCGTGTCCTCAGGCTTCAGAGACCACCGGGCAGGCACGCTCGTCCGCTGGTCTATAGCCAGCATCCACTGCTGGTCGAGCTGCTGCCGCATCCAAGGCCACTTCGCCGCCGGGACATCGGTCCAACGAGACAACGAGTAGGGGATGTTTTCGGCTTTTCCGCTCAGAGTGGGGGTCACACCCTGAATTTACACCAAAGGGTCAGACTTGCAGCAACCGTTTCGCTTTGCTTGTGAGTTGACGCATCGCCGGCCCACCCTTGCGAGACCAATCCTCCACCGCGCTCGCCCACGCCTTCAAGGTGTCGATGTCGTAGGTGATGCCGTCCCGACCCGTATCGGGGTCGGGCTGGAAATCGATATCCGAGATGGCATACGAAATCTCAGCTTTCTGAGGAATTCTCACAGCTTGACGAGCTGAATTGATGACCTGCGCCAAGGCGGGGGTCTCGACGTAGAGGTCGTCCAGCGTCTGGTCCAGGTCACGAAGCTTCTCCAACACGCTTTCGCTGTCCTTGAAATAGGACACCACTCGATGCTGCCAGACCCGGTTGGTTCCCTCCAACGTCTGAGCCTCAGCACGAGCGGCCATGAGCACGCTGTTGAAGCGAGCCACCCAGCCCTTGACCTGGTTGAAAAGCGCCTCACCCTCGGCCAAAAGGGCCGGCAGCTCGCTCGCTACCACAGCCCCGACCTTGAATGCTTGCTTCTCTTGCTCGCCTGAAGCGTCTTCCAAGATATCCGCCATGTCCTCGTCGTTCAGCTCCTTCATGGCCTTGACGACGCTCTGCATGACCAGGATGGCGAATGCTTCCTCGGGGTCGATCTTGTCGACCGTTCGCTTGTCGTCCTCACCCTGGTCGGCCGCTATCAGGTGGTGCATGACTTCGAACAGCTCATGCGCCCCGTGCCCGATGTGCGTGATTTCTTGGACGAGATGTACCTTTTCCAAGGCGTGAGCGGCTGACTTGAGGGCGATCTTCTGAACCATGCCCTTGCCGAAAGCCGCAGCACCTGCGAGCAAGCTAGTGCTCGAAAGAGCCGCCGCCGCAACGGCAATGCTCATGTGGATCGCAACCGTCTTCAGGGCCTTCTTCTGATGGTGGTCCATCTTCTTGCCCTGAGCCAAACTCTTCAGCGCTTGCCCCGCCAGCTTGAACTCGTGGACCTCTTCTTGAGCGGTCTGGACAAGACGCTTGGCGTACGTTTTGGGCGAGGCCAAGATGGTCTTGCCCGCATCCACCATGACCTTGGCACGGTGCTCTTCGTCCGAGACGAACTTCTGGACGGCCGCGCTCGACTTGGTGACGAACGCCTTAGCCTTCTCAGACAAACCCTTGAAGAAGCCCTTGCCCGCAGGCTTTTCTTTGCCCTTTTGGCCGCCCTCGTCTTCGAGTTCGTGCTCTGGCTTGGGCTCACCCTCTTCGGGCTTGGCCGCCTCGTCACTCTTTTCTTTGACGGTGTGGTTCTTGGGATCGGCCTTCGGGTGCTCGTGCAAGTACTTCTTGCGAGCATCCTCCGTAGGGAACTCGAATGCGCTCTTGTAGCGAGCAACTAGGCGTGTGGAGGCGTTCATCGCTCAGTCAGCACTCGAACGGTTCTCGACCTTGACCAGTTTGAAACGCGGGTCGTTCTTGACTTGCTCGACCTCTCGCTTCTCGCAGTCCACCACATACAGCATGCTGCCATCATCTTGATGCTGGCCCCCGACGTTGCCGTACTCTTCGGCCGCGTACCAGAGGTCGTTCCCCGCCTGGCCGTCCGCCGGAGCGAGCGTCATCGTCACCGGGCGATAGCCTTCGATATCCTCTTTGCGGCCCTTACCGCCTCGAAGAAGCGCTTCCAGCGAGTGCTTGAGGCCCGGGTCCATGTGAGACCCGTACTGCTTCAGATGCTGCTCCGAGCCTTTGGCCGCCAGGTCGGCAAAGATCCAACGCTCCATCGTCAACGCACCGCCGGTGAAAGGGTACAGCTTGTACTTCACCAGCTTGTCGTTCACGTCAGTGACGATCACCATCTTGGGGGACGAGCTGGCGCCGATCCAGTAAGCAGCCCCCTCTTGCAAGGCGAGATCCGTTCCGCCTGGCTTCTGGAGCCCTCTTGGGCCGATTACCATCGGGCCCAGAGCTTCCTTGTACCGCCTCACTAGGCGTAGGGTGACGGACGCTTGCTTCTTCCTGGCAACCAAACGCTGTACAAGACTCATTCCGGGGGCTCCTGCTTAGGAGATCCCCATAAATGGACTAGGATAAGGGCCCGTCGGAATGAGCCCTTTGCCTCAATTGAGCCACTAAAGGGTCCTCTCCCAAAGAAACAACCGCCTCTTCGACCACTACCCGCTCCACCAAAGCCGTCACCTTACCCTCCACAACTTCCTTGGAAATGCGGATCCCCTTCACAGTAGGGTCGCTGGGGCACTCGTAGGCGTACTCCTTGGTCACCCTCTCGAGGATGCTCCTCAGCGCCCTCGCACCGGTGGGTCGGGATTTGGCCTCCCGACCGATTTCCCTCAAAGCATCGATGTCGAACTGGAGATCAATGTTGTCGATGCTGAAGAGGGCCTGAAACTGTCGCACAAGAGCGTCGTCGGGCTCCATCAACACCCGCACCATCTCGTCCTCAGTGAGAGGCAAGACTGACGTGTGGACGGGAAGGCGGCCCAACAATTCAGGGATAACACCGAACTCCAAGAAGTCGGCTTCTTCGAGTACCGTGTAGACCTCAGTGTTGTCGACGTCTCGACGGGCAGAAGCTCCGAAGCCCACCTTCGCGCTCTTGTTGATACGGTCCTTGACGATGTCTTCGATGCCGGCGAAAGAACCAGCGAAGATGAACAGGATGTTCTCCGTGTCGATCAAGTCGTAATCGTTGGTCATCCCCATCTTGGCCGTACCTCGAGGGACGCTCACCTTGCCACCTTCGACAAGTTTCAGGAGAGCTTGCTGCACGCCCTCACCCGTCACGTCACGGTAACCGGTAGCGCCCCGCCCACTCTTTCGAGCGATCTTGTCGCACTCATCCACGAACACGATGCCCCACTGGGCTTGCTGCACGTCGCCACCACAAGCGGCCAGCAACCCTTGAAGCAAGCTCTCGACGTCGTCTCCCACATAGCCAGCCATCGTCAGCTTGGTGGCGTCCGCAACGTAGAAGGGAACGCCCAGGATGCGAGCAATCGTACGAGCAATCTGGGTCTTACCGCAACCCGTCGGACCGCTCAGCAAGATGTTGCTCTTTTGGATCTCGACCCCAAGCTCCATCCCTACACGGAGAGCTTCTCGTCGCTTGTAGTGATTGTAGACCGCGACCGCGATGTCCTTCTTCGCGTGATCTTGAGAGATCACGTAGCGGTCTAGCAGCGCTTTGATCTCCTTCGGTTTCGGGAGCGGCTTCTGTTCTTTGGATGAAGCGGCTTTCTTTTCTTGGATCAGCTTCTCGGCAGCGGCCCTGATGCAATTGTTGCAAACAGCCGCCTTCGCAGAAATCTGAACGAGCTGGCGGACTTCGTTTCGGAATCGGCCGCAGCCGGTGCATTCGTCGATCTCGGGCATCTCCAAGGATTCTACACCGAAAATCCTTTTCTAGGACCCCTACGAGTGCATGCTATCAGCGCAAAAGCGTCAAGCGAGGAAGGTGGCGGCCATTTGGGCCATTCGCGAGGCCCAAATGGGCTGGCAGCCCACGATCCCCCAAGAAGCGCTGGAGTACTTCTTCACCCGCTCGGCGTACCTGCCCGATACCCCGGCCCTCCAAGCACTGGATGACGCCAGGGATTCGATCGGAGCCCTGCTGCCCCGGCTCCTGGAGCTTTTACACAAGAAGCAGGGGGACCGCTACTTCATGAACGGTAGCGAGAGCCAGGGGAAGATCTTCTGGTTCTTCTCACCCCCGCAGCCCATCGACGCCTTCAACCTCACCCTGGCGATCCGGGGCGACCAAGCGTTCATGGCTTTCGGGTACACGCCCTACATGCTGGACGGACATCTGGACTTTCACGGAATGATCAGCGCCCACGCGACAGCTGAGCCCGAGCTTGCGGGGCTTGCACTCATGCGGCTCGTTCGTGACGTGCTGAGCAGAATCCCGTAGGGGGCCGAGTCTCCCCGGCCCCCTGCCCGTTAGGCGAAGGCCAGCTCCGGCACTTTCACGACACTCAGACCGTAGTGGGCGGCTGTGCCCACCGTCACCACGATCAAGAGCGAGTCCTTCATACGCTGAAGGATCGGCAGCTGCTCGTAGGAGACAAGATTGGGGTTCGTGAGCGGACCCTTATCCTTGTCGTCGTTCTTGACCGCACCATAGATGTAGCCCTTCTCGAGCTTCTCTTTGGTCCAGCGCTCGTGCTCGCCTTTCGGGCTGTAGTTGCCGGCCAGCACAGACTTCACCATGTTGATGGTGCTCTCACGCTGCCAGCCCTCCGCGTCATCCCACTCCTTGATGGTGTAATCGCCGTGCATACGGCAATACGTCACCATGGTGTTGTGGGCCGCTCGGGCACACCGTGATACCTTCTCGTCAGCGTTCACGACTTCATTGGAACCTGGCCTTTCGTTGGTTCGGGGTTCGGTGGGTCTTATACACCGACGGCCAGGCCCTCAAGGAACGTCAGCGTAAACGATGCAGGGCTCATTCCACTTGAGTCCCTCACAATGCACCCGGCCGTACTCACGGCCCTTGGGCGGGGGCTCAATGATGCATATCCCGCCCTCACCGAAGTTGTTGGGCCCCTCCTGCCCGTAACGATTCGAAACTACAAAGGTGCAGCGGTTCTCTTTGGCGAAGTCCATCCAGGAGGTGCTGGGGAAGCCGCCGTCCCCAAAGTTCGAGCTGAACGCCACGATGTCGGCGTCCCCCTTCTCGTAGAAGTCCTTGAAATCGCTTGACCGGTCACGTACGTCCCGGCAGATCAGCAGGCCGATTTTCTGGCCCCCAAAGGTCACGATAGGGGGGCTCTGCTGGCCCCCTTCAGCCCAAAGGAAATCGTTGCCCCACAAGTTCACCTTGTTGTAGGTCGTGATCTTGCCGTCCGGAGTCATCAGAACTTGGCTGTTGTACAGCTTGTCGGTGTCCGAGATCGTCGCGATCCCCCAAGCGACCGCACACTGGTACTTGGACGTCAGCCCCTGCATAGCGAAGAGCGAGCCGGGCGGGTTCGATTTTGACCAGCTGTTGGGCCAATCCTCGATGTGCTCCGCAAAAGGACGAGCCTCTTCAGCGCTCATGAAACTGTAGCCTGTCGTGCACAGTTCAGGGAGCACGATCAGCCGGGCTCCCGCTTGGGCGGCCTGCGTGGCTAGGATGAGGGCCGTCTTCAGGTTTCCTGGGCGGTCCTTGAACCTGGGAGCCATTTGAATTGCTGCTACGCGCATAGAGACCACACCTTTGCTCTCGAACGACATCGACCACAGATGTCTGGACGTTCTTCAGGCAACAACGGTCGAGACTTTACGAATCCCACTTTTTGGTAACGGCTCAAGCCCTCGTTTACCCGGTCTATTGGATAACGTTCGCTCACAAGATCTCGGGACAGGCGTTCACCACCTTCCAGGGCCTTCAGGATGAAGTCCGCCTTGGACTCGCCTTGCTGTGCAAGGCGAGTCCGCTGCACGACAGAGAAAGCCTTTCGTTTCTCAGGGTTCTCTTGAAAGAATTTCTTTCGGCTGAGTGATTTGGCCACTCGAGCCTCAATCGTCTGATTGTACGCTGCTAGCTGTCCTCGACGCTCTGGACATTCCGCCATCATCTGCTTTTGCCGGCGAGAGGAAGCCTGACGTGCTTCAGGGTTCCCGAACTGTAGTTTGGCTCGTCGAGAAGCTTGGGTTCGGAAGTCAGGATCTGACCATTGGCGTCGAGCTGACATGGCCATCCGAGCTTTCACCTGAGGATCTTGCAAACGTTTCTTTTGGGAGGAGGAGATCCTCTCACGGGCTTCGACGGTGAACACATGACCGGCATCCCCACCGCTCGTGCAATTGTAACCAACACCTCGAACGTTTGAGCAGTAATAAGCGACCCATTTGGCTTCAGCCAAGTTCAACGCAACGGAGTCAGCACACAGCTCCAGCTCTTCTACTTGAAAAAAGTCAGGGCCGGACTTTCTCAAAGCCCGGTGCAACGGAGCCTGCGACGTTTTCGCAGTCGATTGATGCCTTTTCCATCGGCTGCTCAACGACCCTTTAGTCTGGCCTACGTAAACCCGCCCGTTGGTCAGATTCCGAAGCAAGTAAATGCGGCCGTAGGGTGTGTCCACACCTACGGCCTGCTAATCAAAAGAACCTAGGTCATTCAGCAGCAATTGCGGGATCAGGGATAAGTCCAAGCTCTTTACGAAGAACCTTCACAATTTCCCTTCCAGGTACATGGCTGCCCTGAACTAACCAACCGTACTTCACTACTCCCCGAGCATCAGTTTTCTGAACACGAAGATGTGTCCAGAGGGGTGCGTCATTCCTCCACGGGATCCGCCCTGTCCGACGACCATATTCGGCAAGAGCTTCTCCTGTGATGTGCCTACGAATACGAATCTCGTGGAAGATCACCCCCAAGGCCATCCAACCCGCGGCCATCAAGTGGAAGTGCTCTTCCTGATCCTTGAATTTTTCCGGGGTCATGCCCTCAACGAAAGACCCTAAAAACGAAAGAAGCTCGCCCTTGAAGGAATCTAAGTTCTCTTTCGTAAGATTAGGCCCGGACTTGCGTGCTTGATCGGCAGCAGCTTGACCCTCAAGGGCCCCTCGAACAAAAGTAACCATATTCGAGAATGTGGCCACGTGAACCCCACCCTTCTTAAGCTGCACTCGATCGGTGTCTACCCCTCCGTTCTTGATGAGCACCTCGGATTCGGCGAGAGCCCGAGCAAGCTGAAGATAAGGGTCGCGACTGTCTCGCGTAATAGCTTGCTGCCTTGTGATAGGAGTGGCCTTCGAATTGAAGTCGTAGAACAGTTGCTTAAGGTCTTTCTCCGAGAGAGTGTGCCCTGGTTTCGGGACGAAAATCATCACCGCAATGTTGACAGGGTCAAGAATTGAAACGCTCCCATCCTCTGGTTGATAACAAGCAAGCACAGCACAAGCTCGTTTTAGCCCGTCCAGATAAAGAGCCTTCCCAGGAAGTTCATAGTAACTTGGAATGGTCAGACGACCGACCACTCCATTTACAACGTCCTGACCCTCGAAAGGCCTAAAATCAAGAGGCATCGTCATGCCTACAGCTAAGGCTGGAAGAGCCCCAACTCCTTCAGAATCAGGTTGACTGTACTGTTCTACGTATTCACGGAGTTCTTCGACGAGGTCCGTCTCGATACCCCGTTGTACCTTGTCGTACAGGTCGTGAATCGCACCCTGCCGCAAGTCCTTGGGCCGCTTTTTAGAAAGGTCCCTAGGATCGTGTCCTACGATCTCTGGAATCTCTGCGGGCCGAATCTGGATGAGGTAAGTGTCGAGTGAACCGAAGTGCCCTCGGATAGCGTTGTACGTATGTGACATTTTTCTTTCTGCGAAAGGTCAGTAACCTTCACGCAAACCTCCCCTACGCCAACACAGTGCGGGCCCTATCGTTATTTTCGAAATAATTCGTAGGGTGCGTCGTTTTTTACGGCCCCCTTACAAGGGGGCCGTAATTTACAACAAGGACCCTTCGGCCGCCCAATGCTTCCGCCACTCCTCGATCGCGATTTCGCTCGGCTTATGGTCTCCACCCATACCGAAAAGATTGAGCGAATCCTTCACAGGCGGGCTGTGCCGGCAGTCCCCGCAGAGGGGTGCCCCACAGACGAAACCCCCTGTATGGTCACAGGATCTGACGGCAGGTGCTCCACATGACGTGCATTTAAGATCAGCGTGTTTCGAACACCGCTCCGTCGCACCGGAGGGCTCTTTACAACGGCCGACCCACGATTCATCAAAACCACAGGTGCTCATAGAAATTGCCTCTCCCAGTATTTTACGCCAGGTCCACGATAGGTCCTCTTGATGTTAGGTTCCCCCACCGACGTCATGGTCAAAATGTTGACCGGGCTCGGCATGGCTTCCCCTGGAAACCTCAATAGATAGCCGCCACCCTTCTGATACACGACCCCGCGGTCGAGCTTCAGCAGGACATCCTGGAGGGACTTACTCTCCGTACGGAACCGTACGAACTTGATCCGACCTAGAAGCAGGATCCCCAGCAGCTCGAAAGACATGAAGTTACACCCCTCGATGGCGGCGAAGTCCATGATGGCCTTGACCGTCACGTGAGCGGTCTCCCCTTGTTTAATCTCTACGGCAGCAAACGGCATGACTTGAGCGAGTACACCATGATAGGGTGAAAGGATGGAGCCCCTTGACGCCTTCATGCGCTGGTTGGAAATTCGAGAAGCGAACGGCATCATGCTCTCGAATGCCCAACAGCTCAAAATCGACGCCGACCATTCCTCGCTATTGCAGCGTCTCAAAGAAGACAAGGAAGTGTTCCCAGAGGCCCCACCCAGGGCCTACAGCTACCCGTGGTACGACCTCATTCAAGAGGGGCGGGCGCTGCCCTTCGAGGTCCACCACGGCCCCGACCTGATCAGTGGACCCGATTCCTTGTTGATCGACCAGTGCGGGGAGTGGCGCATCCTGGAACGTCTAGGAGAGGACTCGTTCATCGCCACCTACCGGGTCACGGACCTCAAGGCTTTGACCAAGATACGAAGCGACTACGCCCTCAACCAGGCGTTTATCCGGCAAGAACTGCCCGTACCTCGGCGGCTCTCGGACTCTCGCTGGAAGGTCTACGTGCAGGGCCCGATGGAGAAACTACCGGATCGCAAGCAGTGGGTGGTCGAGCGTCTCCAGTAGCTGTCAGACCCTGAAGGACTTCGCCGTCCTAGGGCATGACCGACGCCTACTGGGCCTACCATCGCACCATCAATCGCCGCTTTGCCGAATACGGCTTGCGGGGAATCATCACGTACTCGCAAGGCCATGCGTGGCTCGTGGTCCTACACAACGACACATACAGGTCCGTCGCTTCCGTTGAGGACTCGGACTTCAGGAGGGCTATGATGACCCTCCTGACCCGATTCGAAGTTGTGTGTGACCTTGTTGTGTCGACCCTTGTAATCTAGCCACCTCCACTTGTGCTTCGGAGTAGCGCAAGCGAGGGTCCTTCTTTGAGTGGCCGCCGTCCTTTACTCATCAGTTAGGATTTTCTCCAAACCTGATTGAGTAAGGCGCCACTCCCGCTCCCCCATCGTGAATCCTTGGATCAGCCCGTACGCTCGCAGCTCACGGTAAGGAGTGACGTCGTCACCATCATTGGGGCCGAACGTCCAGCTGTGGATAGGCGGGAAACCTGCTGCCTTGTAGGCTGTGGCTATGTACTCGAATAGTTCAACAGTCTCTTGATTCATAGGGTTACTCTCTTGAAGTTGACCGACGACTTTGTCGATCGCCTCTTCAGGGTAACCCCAAAACTCAGAATACGCAGGAGAAAAGAAATCGACAGTGTCGATTTAAAACCCCTATAAGAAAGCACCTGTTCGCACTCAGGAGGGTTGGCCAGTGCTTCTCTTTCTAGCATGCCCCGCCTTCTGAGCTGCAATACGTTCGGCTCTTCTTATGGGATCGCTCCAGAAGGCCTTCAACTCTGCGCTCTTCTCAGCTCGGGCCTTCGGTTGAGCCATACGTGCTCTCAAGACATCCCCCCGCCGAGTAGCCAAATCAGGATTGGCCGCCAACATCGCTTTCATGGTGGCACTCGTTCGGGTCCTGCGCTCTTGGGGCACCTGCTGCCCAAGGTGGGCCTCTCGCATCTTAGCCCGCAGCTCTGGCGTGTACTGACGGGCCTTAAGAGCTGCGGCCAGGTTCTTCACATGCTCTTCGCCGCGTGGTGGCTTTGGCCTCCCCTTAGCAACGGCACTCATGCGAGACTTGGTTTCTTCAGAGTGTCTCCCACGAAATCCTTCCCCACCCTCGGTATGATTCAAGAGTGGTTGACCCTCATTTCTCAAATCAGCAATCCACCGAATCTCGACAGCTGGCCATCCTTCACCGCTTCCAGTCTCGACTATTTTCAGTACTGGCTTCAAACCCTCTCGCAACAAGGACCGCTTCCAAACACCGCAGCGTGTTTTGTCCCGACCCGATTTTGCACCTGCTAAGTGCCCTTGTAGACGTTTGCCCGGGTCCACCGTCCAACCTAGATACCGGATTACTCCCGGGTAGCGGGGATCTTCCAAGGTGTATATGAACCAAGACTGGAGTTGAGAACTAGCCACAACCCAAGTCTAGCACGAACTATATGCGAATTTCTTCCTCACTCATCTCCAGGGTGAAGCTGAGCTTCAAGCCGTCGAGGTCGAGGTCCAAGGAATTTTCATCGAGGCTCTTAAATTCGACCGGCCAGGTTTGCCCGACCACCACGCCAAATTTGATCTGAGCCATCGTGTAGATCAGCTCACGAACCCGAGTGGTTGCCTCTTTCTTCTTGGCCTCGAACCAAGTCGCCAAAGCGGCCTTGTCACTACCCGTCTTCGTGATCTGAGCTTCCGCCTCATCGATAGAGGGCTTCATCAGCAGCGTGGGCGGGTTGGGTTTGCCGGCAGCGATCTTCTTCTTGGCCTCGGCGAGCGACGGGATGGTCGAGTAGCCCTTCAGCTTCACAGCCAAGACCTTGCCCATGTAGACGTCCGTCGACTCCGCTTGCACGGACTTGGGGGCAAAGCCCGAGTAATCGGTGAACCCCTGCTCCTTGAGCCAATCAGCCGCTTCCTGTCCGTACTGCTCAATGAACCCTTTGCTCTCTTTCGGAGCCAGGTCCTTCAAGTAGGCGCTGTACACCTTTTGTGAGGCCCTCGCCTTAGCGAGTGACCACTCGGTCTCGAAGAGCGTCTTGGCCGACACCTCCTTGACCATCTTACGGTTGATGATGGGCAACGCTTTGATGTCGAACACCACGTTGACCTCACGGTCGTCGCCCGCCTTCTTGACCCGCGTACGTGTCTCCTCCAGCGTCTCACCCTCAGGGTTCTGGATGGCTTCGATCGGCATCCCAGCGGCCTTCAGGGCCCGGATGGTGCCCGCCGTGAGGCGGACCGGCAAACGGTCGAGACCCACGAGTCCGTCCTTGATGACGTTGTAGTTGCGGAAGATGAACGTCGGGAAGCTGGCGGGCACCTTCGAGGGTGCGGACCGTCCGCTCAGATCCACAGTGCCCGTCTTACGGACCAAGAAATTGATGTTCGGACGGTCCTCGTTGTACCCGAGAGTCGAGATCGGATAGCCGTTGGGCTGTTGGTCGGCCACGAATTTCAACGGGGCGGGTTTGTTGGCCGTCACAGCTGCGATTTTGGCCGCCAACGTCGCCATCTTCTTGGCGTCCTTCGTCTTGCCCATCTCGACCGTCAGCTTGGAAATCTCTTCCTGCTCTTCCGCCGTCAGCTGGGTGTCGGCGTCGACACGGCCACGGCTCATCTTCGAGTACTTGAAGTCCTTGCTGTCCAGCAAGACACGGTTGCCGTCGTCGCTGCTCAGGACCTTCAACAGATCGAGCACCGTGAAGGCGTCGTCCGGTGGGATCTTGTTAGGATCGTACCCTTTGACGAGACGCAGAGCGGCGTTGAAGGTAGCTCCCTTGGCAGCCTCTGTGAACTCGCTGTACTTCTGCTTGCCGAAGCAGTTGGCGAACTGCTCGATGAACTGGACGTCGCCCGTCGCCTTCAGTAAGGCGAACACAACGTTCGAATTCATACGTTGAGCATAGAGGCTCAGGGCCGCATACGAGGCTTGGCCCGCTGCGTGGGGATCTCGTGGGAGGTTTTCGATCTTGCCCTCCGCTTTTGGAGTGACGTACCACAGCTCCGCCAGATCCTCCGGCACCTTCACGGCACCCGCTTCGATCGCGTAGGCCGTCAAATCGCCGTCCGCCAACGAGTAGGCAAAGCCATTGACGGGGTCGCCGGGGATCTTCACTTCGACCCGCTTGGCGCCCGTCACCTTCTTCTGCATAGCGGCTTCGATGCTGGGAGCGTAGGTGTCGAAGGTCTCGGCGAAGATCAGCACGCCGCCGCACTTCTCGGCCATCTGCGTCAACAGCGTGCGGTCTGCGTAGTAGCCGTACTCGACGAAGGTCGTAGTCGACACCTTCGAGCCCGCGTCTTCGACGGCCTTCATGATCTCAGGACGTGTCGACTGGTTGTCACAACCGTCGGTCAGAAAGTAGAGGCTGAAGGCACTGCCCTTGGGGGCCTTCTTGGTGACCTTCTCCACCACACTGCCCACGAGCTGAAGGGGCTCCTTGAAGCCTGTGAGCCCAATGGGCTTCAGCCAACGGTCGATCTGCCGGTTGATGGTCTCCAGCTCCGCCAGGTTGCTAACGCGCTCACCCTCGAGGAGGGCTCCACACTGCCCGCGACCCGAGAACCAAATGATGGAGACGGTATCGTCCTCCTTGAGGATCTTCGGCAGCTTGGCCTTGAGCTGCGTGGCGATCTTCGCCAACTCACCCCACATGCTGCCCGAACAGTCGATCACCAACAGGTGATTGGTCGGGACTTCGACGACAGCTGGCTTGGCCGCCTCTTTGCTGACCTGCTGTTGAACCAGAAAGAGAGAGTCGTTGATCTTGTAGCTCGTCATTGGGAGGCTCCTTGTTGCCTCGTCCTTACACCGAACGCCACACCCTCAAGAGAGCCGAGACCTGCCTATTTTAGCGAGATAGGACAGCTAATGTCCTACTTGCCGTAGTCGTACACAAAAACCGAACGATCTCCGAGAGCTTCCTTGATCAAAGGCTCAATCACGATCCAGCTCCCGCCCCCGAGCCCAGTTCCTATCCTCGGCATGTGGATAGACGCCTGGCGGACGTCCGCCTCTTCCGCTAGCTTCTCCAGGCAGCTCTTGAGGGCCGGGTACTGAATGGGTGGCCCGTTGCTGCCCGCCTTGTAGCCCCGCTGGGCCACCATGTTGGCCACCCACAGGTTGTCCCGAACTTCTACCACCTGTACAGCCCCGAGAGCGAACCCCTCTTTCGAGGCGTACCACCGACGGTAGTATTGTTCAGGGTCCTTCCACCGCTTCGAGAGCGCGAGAACGAAGCCCTTGCCCCAACCGCCTCTGTCGTTAGCTATATGTGCAATGATTTTCGGACCCTTGGCTTGAGGAACCGTGGCGTCGCCCTTCAGATAGATGATCGGCATGCTGCGCTACCTTACGACACCATTCAACGAAGTCGTCGACAGCTAGGATGTGCCGCATGAGGTTTATTTTCTTGTGAACCCATTGCACGTTACCGGACTTTTGGACAGGGGGCTGATAGTCTTGATTCACGAAACCCATGGATGGGTCGACCTTGAACAGGACGGCCGCCAAGTCCACGTTACCGTTGGCCATCACTTCGTGGCGAGACTTCACGACCGTCAGCTTACCGATCCCGTTCTCCAGACGATCGATCCGCAGCATGACTTCAGCCGTTTGGTTGAACGCCGTTTGAACCGTGAGGCTGCTTGCCGTGATCAGCACCGGTCCGTGCTGAGCAAGGTGAATCACAGGAGCACTGATTTGCGCGTTGTCGACCACCGTGAGCGTAGCCGCTGTGTCGTCGGTGTTAAAAGAAGATCGAGCCGTAAGATTCGCGTGGTCGATGGTCCTTTGCCACAGGGCAGGGTCTTCACACAGGACCAACACCCTGTCGCCAGGCGTTTTCAGGACTTCACGAACAATGTCCATCACCAACAAGGTCTTGCCCGATTTAGGGTTCCCCACAATGAGCGTCACGCCGATCGCCGGCAGCCCTCTCGGGAATAGCTTGTTGATCTCGGGTCGCGAGGTCCTATACGTCTTCGGCATCGTCGAGTCCTAGGTCGTCCCGCAGAAGACGAGCGTACCGGTCAGGTGCTGTCTTCAAGTCGCTCAAGTAATGGGTCAGGGCAGCCATCACTTGAACGTGATCTTCCAGGGTACGACACCGACGGATGATCATCTCGAACTTGGGAACGTCCTCAGGCAGGATCTTCCCGTTCCTCTGATGAGCATGTAACACCGCTAGGGCAGTGTTGCGTCGTTGATCTCGACTCACTTCCTACTATTTACACCGGCCAGCACATAGCCCTCGTGGAGGCCGTAAGTGCCTCGCTCTTCTCGAGAAATGGGCCGAAGCTCGCCCGCTTCCACCAGCTCAGAAAAAAGAGCCTCGGTATCATCCAGAGACCAAAGGACACCCAGACGTACAGCCGCTACCCCAACCAGCAGTGGACGTTGGGACACGGCCGCCATCCCCAAGACAGCTTGCTTGGCAGCCTCTTTGGTCAACCCACGAGGCGGGGGAGGCGAAGATCTAGGTCGAGACCCCATCATTACCTCCAAGGAAGAGCGGTGGGTCTCCCTCGAGCACGATGTCTGAAGGGTTGCCGGGCTCGTGGGCGTCAAGACGGTTCATTTGCTGCACCGTCACACCCTCTTCTTTGAGCTGTGCCGAGAACAAGGCGATGTCCTCGACTTCGGCGGAAAAAACGTTCATCCCGGCATCGAGCATGACCATCGGCTTTGGGAAGCCCACGGGTTGCCGGGCTAACACTACGAAGGAGTAGTAGGCCACTACCCTGTCGGTGTATCAAAGGACTTGCACGAAGGGTTCTACACCGTGAATGTCGAAAGCCTGGATCAACGAGACATCCACCCACATGTCGTAGTTGAGATGCGCACTCGTTTCCCAACGATTGAAGAAATCCTGGCTGATCGCCTCGAAATTGCGGGGAACACGGATGTACCCCAGCCTCCGCTGAGGATCAGCGATGCGAAGAGGCTCCGAGCCCTCTACGGGAAAAACTTCAATTTTGGGACCATGCACGTGGAACGGCCGGACAAAGTCCGGCGGAGCGACCCAAAACCCGTGTGGGATCGGCTCCCTTGGGTTAGCCAAGTCGAGTACTCCCCGGGCATCATTGCGGCATTCTCGGTGGACCTTCAACGAAAGGACCCGGGCCAAGTGACGAATCCACCCGCCCACCAAAGCGACCCGCAAAGTAGCGGCCCGGTTGTGATGGAGGTTGGTCGTGAGAGGGTCTTGGACGCCCATAATCGATTTCGCAGAGACTTCACCTTTGAGATGGACG